TTCGCTTCGTGTCGTTCCAAGTAGACGTGTGGTCGCGAGACTTCACCGAAGCGCTGACCGTCGCGAGCGGCGTTGAGTCGGCCTTGAACAACGGGACGAACTCGATTGAAGGTCGGTTCAGTCTGTACGAACCGGAGTCCCGACTGCGACACGAAGTAGTCGAAGTACGGATTCCACACGAAGAATTCTAGTCGGGGCCAAGTGCCCCCAGAACACCAACCCGTAACAACGGGAGTGAATCTATGAGGAGATGAAACAAGATGCCATCAAACGCAATACGCACGGCAGGAGCTACTCTCGAAATCGAGAACCCGAGCACCTCCCAGTATGACCAACTGTTCGATGTTCGCTCCGTGAGCGGCCCCGACCAGAGCACGAACGTTATTGAAGTAACCCCACTCGAGAGCACTACTCGCGAGTACATAAACGGATTGACTGACCCGGGAAACCTCGGCGTCGAAATGAACTACACCTCGACGGCATACGATACGTTGTGCGACCTACAGGAAAGCGGGTCCCCGCGCTTGGTCAAGTTCACCTTCAGCGACGGATCAAACGTGGTCTGCTCCGGAATCGTGGATAACGTCAGCGTCAACAGCGACAGCGACGGCGTGCATTCGATGTCCGCGAACTTCAAGCTATCGGGTACGAACACCCGGGCTTCCTCGTAAGGAGTGAAGCATGAAGCTAGCAGACCGAGTCAAAGGCAAACTCCGCACTGCACGGGTTGCCACTGACGAGTTGGACTTCCCCCTATTTGTCCGGGAACCTACCGCAGGTGAAAGTATCAAGATCCGCAAGGCCGCACCGAAGGACGACCCGGAAAGCGAGGAAGCACTGCGACAGATGTTCCTGTACTGCGTGCTTGACGATGAACAGAAACAGGGGTTCGCGTCCCTGGAGGAAGTCGATGCGTTCCTGGACGTAGTCGGAAACTCTGTTGTAGAGGCCATCTCAGACGCCATTTTGTCGCTACGTCGCGAGGGTGAACCGGGAAAAGCGATAAGCGAGAGCGAGACGAACTAGACTTCTGGATCATGCTCTCGCTGTATTTCGGCATTCCGTACAGCGACCTACAAGACGCGCTGACGGAATCCGAGTCGCTTGCCTACTTGGACTTCTACCAGCGATACAAAGGCCTGATGCGACCGGACTTGCAGTCCGCTCAAATCGCATTCGTTGCTGCAAGTATGCTGGCCAAGCAGAAGCCCAAATTCGAGGACTTCGTGATAAGCGACCGGGACCCCACGAATACCGTTGAGGAACTGAAGTCGCGACTATCGCGCTTCGACATCAGAAACAAGGAGACACCAGAATAACCGATGCCATCCGGATCTATCATCAAGAAGCTACGCATTCAACTGCTACTCGATTCCAAGGCCTACAGCAAAGCACTGGGCGCGGCTACAGCTTCGTTCGCGAAAGCCGGAGCGCGATTCCGAAGCATTGGCAAGAGTCTATCCACCTCAATCACCTTACCCATTGCAGCGGCATCCGTTGCACTACTGAAGTTCGCCAGCGACGCGGAGGAGCAGGCCTCCAAGCTCAATGCTGTATTCGGCAAGCAAGCACAGGAGGTCACCCGCTGGGCCGAAGCCTACGGAGATGCGGTCAACCGCGGCCGGGAATCGACGAAATCGTTTGCTGCTGACGCTGGCGCTGTCCTCGGCGGACTCGGGTTCGCGAATGAGGAACTGGCCCGCACGTCCCAGCTCATCGTTCAGATCGCGAACGATCTGTCTTCGTTCAACAATGTAAGCACCGAGCAGGCTTTCGGTGCCGTTCGCGGTGCCATCACTGGTGAACGGGAAGCGCTGAAGTCGTTAGGTATCGTGATAAACGAGGCCAACGTCAACCAGGAGCTTCTGAACCTCGGTTTGGCCGGGGGGACCAAGAACGCAACAGCACAACAGAAAGCGGTCGCTACCTTGAACATCATCATGCGGAACGCTTCCACTGCGCTGGGAGATGCCGCGAAGACTGCTAACGGTTTCGCGAACAGCTCCCGCGGGATGTTGGAACGATTCAAGGACATCTCCACCGAACTGGGCAAGCGATTGCTGCCGATCGGCCTCAAGGTCATAGGGTGGATAAACTCCCTGCTCGGGATGTTCGCTGCGATGTCCGACCGTGCCCAAACCACGACGCTGGTAGTGCTCGGCCTGACTGCTGCTCTCCCTCCGCTGATCTACTCCGCGGGACTTCTCGCTACAGGTGTCGCCGGATTGACTGCGGCGTTCTCCGCGCTCGCGGCAGTCGCTGGAACCACGATGCTTCCGCTCATCGCGGGTATCGCAGTCGCTACGGCCGGTGTGGTCGGTGTGTGGTTGTACTGGGAGGAAGTCAGCGGGTTCCTGTCCGCATCGTTCGAGACCGTCGTCGGATGGTTGAAAACCCTTGCAGGGTGGTTCGTTGAGCTCAAGGACAAGGCCATACAGGCGGCCAGCGATCTTGTAATGAAGGTAGTTGGGAAATTCGCCGAGCTTCAAGTCAAGCTCACCCGAATACAGGACCGTCTGACCATTGAGACAGACTTCCTGTTCGGCTTCGACCAGGACAAGCTGGCCGAAGCGATGCGCCGCCGACGATTGACCGACGACCAGCTACAGCGAGAGATCATCGACTCCTACCAGCAGACTGCCGGTGCCGTTGCCGGAGCAGTCGCGGACCGCTACGACGCAGCGACCGCAGCTATCGGCGACCTGGTGAACGAAGCGAAGGGTGCCGCGATAGTCGTAGGATCGGTCGCATCGTTCATCGGTGAAGGTGCCTCTCGCGGTATCGACATGGCAATAGACGACATCACCGAACGTGCGAAGCGCAAAGGTGGTGCCGTGCTGGAGTACTTCAAGAGCTTCTTGCCGGACTTCGCGAACGCGGTTCAGCTTCCGACCCCTGGGAGCGGTGTGCTACTGCCTACTTCCCCGCTACCGCTTCCCGCTGGGGAAGGTGGAACCGGGGACCCCGCGGCCAAGCAAAAGAGTTTCAACGAACTGGTACAGGCAGGCATTCACAACGTAGAGGACTTCTCCCGTCGTGCGGTGTCCGCGTTTGACGACGTGTCCTCGGGCATCGTGGAAGCGATCCGCAGCGGTGAGAACTTCGGGGACACGATGCGTCGTGTAGCGTCCGACCTCGCAGCTGACTTCGCCCAGATGGCCATAAAGAACGTCCTGCTATCCACCGTGGCCGGGGGAATGTCGGCGCTGGGAGGTGGGAGCTTCTCCGGTGGGTTCGCAAGCGCCTTTCAGAAGGCCTTCGCCGGTGGCTTCGCCGAGGGTGGCTACATCCCCGGGGGCAAGTTCGGCATGGTCGGCGAGAACGGAATCGAGTTCGTATCTGGCCCCGCGAACATCACACCGATATCCGATGCGATGATGGCACCGACTATCAACATCATAAACCAAGCTCCTGGGGTTCAAGTGGTCCCCCAGCAAAACGCCGCGGGCCAAACAGAAATGCTCATTCTGAGCACCGTATCGAAGGACATGCAGCGAGGCAGAATCCGCTCGCAGATTTCCAACCAGTTCGGCGCTCAACCGACCACACGACTGCGAGGTTAGCGTATGACTGCCGTAGCCTATCCATCATCCCTGCCCCAACAAGCGCACCAGAACTACACCGAGTCCATCCCTGACAACCGCATCGTGTCCGCGATGGACTGGGGCCCTCCCCAGACGCGGAAGCGAGGAACCACTGCCTATGCACCCGTATCGTTCTCAGTGACGGTTTCCGCGGCGATTCGCGATGCGATCGTATCCTTTTACCGTGACGACCTTGTAGAGGGAACGCTGCTATTTCAACATGCAGACTTCGCTGGACGGGGCACCACGCATACCTACCTGTTCCAGTCCCCACCGACCTACTCCCATCAAGGTAAGAACTTGTGGCGAGTCGAATTCCAACTGTGGAAGGTCGCGGACCTGTAATGGTATCCGAAGTCTCCACACAAGCGCTGGCCGAAATCAACAGCGCGAACCGTCCCGCTGCCTACATCTGGCTCGTTCAGATCGCACACGAGGACATCAGCACTATTCGTTTGGCCCAGAACACCGAGGACGTAGAGCACGACGGGAACACTTACACCGCTACGGAGCTGACCGTGGCCATCCCCGCTGAACGCGAGGACGAGCTACCGACGCAGAAGCTCCAGGTGTCCAACGTGGATCAAACCGTCCTGCTCGCACTACGCACCATGACTCACCAGAACACCGCACGGGCCACCGTGACCGCGTTCGCGATCCGGGACACGAACCCGGATCAAATCGAACGCGGGCCATTCGAGTTCCAGTTGGTCGCAATGGAAGCGACCCGGGACACGGCGATGCTCGAGCTGGGATACCAGGACATCATGTCAGACAACGTGTGCGGATACTCATTTTCCCCCACGTGGTTTCCAGCTCTATTTTGATGGCAACGTGGAGCGACAAGTACATAGGCATACCCTACGAATCGTTGAACTGTTACGAGTTGGTTCGCACCGTCTATGCCGAGGAATGCGGGATCGACATTCCCGCACCGGACCAGGACCTGACAGCATACTCCAGCGTTGAGCTGGCCCGTCCCATCGTCGAAAGCACTTGGTCCGAGGTGCCCTATGCCGAGCGCACCGCATTCGACGTTGTGCTATTCCGCGGCTTGGAGCTGGCCCACTGCGGGGTCCTCATCGACCGACACCAGATGCTCCACACACGCGAAACGACGGGGGCAGTGATTGAGAACATCGGCGACCGATTTTGGCGCCCGCGACTGAAAGGAGTCTACAGACCGAAGACACTATGAAGCAGCTCACCGTCTGGCACCGTTCAAACCCGTTCAAGGAAGTTCTTGACCTACACCACGTAGACGCTGGGCTATCGGTTCGCGAAATTCTCGCTACCCTGAACATCCCCGAAGTAAACACCATCGTTCGCATCGGCGATCGACGCGAGGAAGACTTCGACGCTATCCCCACCGGGGATGC